GAGACTAGCGTTCTCTTTAACCGCTGTACCAGTTTGGCCAGTTTGGTCGTAGGCAACATACTTGTTGACGTTCAGGAGGTCACCCTCAGTGTAGCTACCGATAATACCGTAGCGTTCGCTGCGTGGGATGTTGTTAGCGTCAAGGCTCGTAGTAACTGAGATGATGTTCGCATCAGTCACAGTGGCACCAGCTGAGACAACTGAACCAGCAGCGGTGTAGAGGCTAGCAATGTCAGTATCTACTTGGCGAGCCACAGCTTCAGCCTGGGCACCACGGTAGAGGCTCTGCAGGTCGTAGCTTGCTTGGACCTTGGCGATGTCTTCAATCAGGACAGCTGAGTAGGTTTGCTTGTTAATGTTAATTGTAATGCTTGCTTCAGTGTTGTTATCGTAAGTAACGTTGGTACCAGACGCTTTTGATCGCGCTTGGAGGGTACTTAGGAATGGAACGTTGATGATGTTACCACCATCAGCTACCAAGTTGCCACGTTGGGTAACAAGGGGTTGGAAGCGAAGGGCTTTGTAGAAAGGAAGTTCTACCTCTTTAGTCCACTTCTGTGCAATCAAGGCTGCATCAGTCGTAGTTGTAATATTTCCAGTAGCCATAATGAGCTATCTCCAGTTTGTTTTTAATGTTAGGTGTCAGTTTAGGCAATACCGAGACGTTTGTTAATCTCTTTGTCAGCCAGCTCACGGCCCCACTCCTCGTATTCTTCACGGCTCAGCTTGGAAATCCAGTTCGGGTCTGACGTATCAACGTTGTGACCTTTCGAGACACGGGCTTGGCCGCTTGGGCGAATACCAGTATTAGAGGCCTGCTTGACGATGTTCTTGGTGCTTGTGGCTTGGGCGCGCTCAACGTATCTATCGAGGTTCTGCTTCTCCGCTTTGACGAAATCTGTCCATCGGATATTAGGGCGGTCCAGCTGAATGTCACCAGTCTGAGGGTCGGTTCGGTAGCCAATAAAGTTCAGGTACTTTTGGGTCATCTCGCTTGCAAAATCAGGGTCAAATTCCTGTTCATTTTGAGGATCGAGAATACCCCAGCTTTTTTGGACGCGTTCGTTATCAAATTCTAACTGCTGAGCCCAGAGCTGTTGCTTCAGGGGAGACAGTTCCGACTGGGCTTGGCGCAGGCCAGCGTTACGCTGAGTATCGCCGTAGGCTTTGCGGTCGGCTTCAAGTTGGGCCAGGTCATAATCACCTTCTTCATACTTGAGCGGTTGATACGTTTCTTGCGTCGTACTTGGCTCACTTTTTGGGCGAAAAGCGTTTTGATTTGAGCTACTAATCATCTCGCTCAGCTTGTCGATGTAGTTCTGTTCGCGGCGTTCACTACGAGTTGGCGGCTCTGCTGCGACGGGGGCGTCACTGACTACTTCTTCTGGCTGTTCGCTAGTATCGTCGGCAATGACTTGCTGGTCGATACTGTCCTCAAGTTGTTCATCGGTTGGAGCGTCCGTGATAGGCGCATTACTTGTTGCGTCTGTGTTTTCTTCCATGTGTGTTTTCCTTCTTTTTAATTTCAGCCCACGTTACGTTGGTTCGGGCGACACCATTGATTATATAATTACCTATCTCCTAGCCAATGTCAATGATCTTGTAGAGCGGCGTGCCTGCAGGATCAGTCCCGACTAACAGGTGGGTTGGCGGCACATGGCGGCCGTGGCGGTGGGGGCCCCGTTCACAAAAGACATCCGACCCCTGTTGCTTCCACGAGCAGATATGGCCGTCCATGAGGCGGGCTTGCTGGAGGTCGTCCTCAGTGCCATGCACCTCACTGGTTGGCGGCTCGACACCAAGGGCCTCGTAGTCCTCAGGAGTATTAAGAAACCCCATTAGCAATCGTGTCCACGTACTGGCGCAGGGCCTCAAGTTCTTTAATAATGCAGTCAGCCACAATCCAGTTGGCTTCACTGCCCTTTCGGTAGGACAGGTTAGTCCCTGGCAGGGCAGTACCATAAGCAGCTTGGCGGTCCGTCAGGTACTGGTCAATCTGCTTCCAGGCGCGGGTCTTAGACAGGCGAGCGGTTTTGCGTTCGTCCCGAGTATCGAGCGTCACCTCAGGCGGATCAGCGAGAATATCCCAGTCATCGGTTTGTGGGGTCAGTCCGTTTTTACTTGCCATTGGTCTTTATTAAACTCCCTAAGTGGTTATGTAAGGCAGCCATATCAGGGTCAACAATTGGCTGGGAGCCGTGCATGGCTAGTGGTAGTGGGCCTAAGTTAGCATCAGGTGGGGCTGGGGCTGGGGCTGCGGGAGTCGCTGGAGGTTGTTCAGCTTGGAGGGCGGCTTGCATCTCTGGGCTGCCCTGGACGGCGCTGTGCATAGCCGTGGCAGCTTGGACGGTCTTGAGGTGGTCGGCAGTGCTGACACCAACCGTACTTGGGGTAAAGCCAGCCATGGCTTCGGCTTGACGCTGGATATCAGGCGGCATGTCCTTGTAGCCCATACTCTCAATCATCTTAATCATTGGGTGCTGCTGAGGCGGTTGGTTAGCTTGTTGCTGAGAGGCTTGCCACTTCTGTTCTTCTTCTGGGGTCATCTGCCTAAAGATTTTACCAAGCTGTGGTACGTCAGACAGGCGAGCTTTAATCTCTGCAATCAGTTTCCAGTCAATGGTCATGCCTTGGTTCTTCATTTCCACAATCTCATTTTGCATGCTGGTCATATCTTTGACAAACTGGTCCAGCGATTGGAGCTGCGCCTGCTTGTTTTGCTGGGCGGTTGAGCCATAGGTCATGTGGAAGCGCATGTCCATGTCTTTGAGGAAGTCAGCTGGTATCTTGAGGGTGGCTGAGTCACCAGAAGTTGAGACCCGCAGAATCTTCTTTTCTTTAAGGACGTTGAGGGAGTCACCGTAGCCAGAGTCAATTAGTTCCTGAACGTCAGTCTTAAACAGGTTCACTGGGATGGTTTCGGTGCCAATCACTGGGATCAGGCCCATCATGCGGTCAATTAGTTCCTCAAGGGCTGATTCCAGCTCAAAGCGGTCCTGAGCATCACGGGTATCTTCTTTGGCGGTTTGTTGGTCAACCCCAGCGTCCGTGCGAGACATGGTTGGCTGTGAGCTACCAGCAGCGGTGGCGTCAATCTGAGTTGAACCAGCCTGGAAGGTTTGGGCCCCATTCATAATTTGTTTCGCGCTCTGGTAAGTGCTCATGCCAACAGGGTCGGTATGGTACTCCCGGATAGAGTTGGGCACGTTTTCCAGCCAAATTGCACCAGGGTCTTGAGTAATAGAGCTTTTGACGACCCCAGCCGGGTTAATAATCGTTGGCGGGTAGAGGCCACGCTTAATACCGGCAAAGTAGAAGTTATCGAGGCCATCATTGGCAAATTGGAGGGGTTTGGCTCGTTGGAAGTCACCCAGGCCGTAAATGTTGTCAAACAAATCAGTGGCGTACTTAATTACAAACGGCAGACGGCCATTTTTATGTGGGTTCGGGATGCAGCGGAGGACAACTTCGTTATACTCAGGGGCAAACACTAACCAGTTACCATCATCACCAGCTTCGTAGCGGGTCGCCAGCATAATGCGGCCTTTTTCGGCTTGGAACTGGCGCTGACGGACGACCAGGGAGTTGCGCTGGTTATTGACGTCAACTGACTTCTCGCCGTCGTGGATCAGCTGAATTAAGCGGCGGATTTCATCTTTATCCCAACCGGCCTCGTCGGTTTCTTCGAGCAGGTCCTCTAAGTAGTCCTCACCCACGTAGGTAATGGTATGGCAGTAGTCCATATCGTCAATCGAGGCACGGCCCAGCTGCGGAATGAAGTTACGGGGGTGCCACAGCCAGCAATCCGGGCCAACATAGCCAGTTTCAGTCACGTTCCAGTCGTAAAACATGGGCATAAAGCCATAGACAGAACTGTTAAACTGCCACAGGCGGATTTTCTTGAGGAATTTCTTTTGGGCGTTGGCATTTGGGTAGAGCCACTTGGTCCGGAGGATTTCCAGAACAGCGGCGACGCCGTCATCATTCTCACCAGCTGCTTGCATTTCACCCTCAGGTAGCTTACCAACGACTCGGCCAGCTCGTTCCAGGTAAATGGTGGTGGTGCGGCCATCTGACAGGCCATTTTGGACCTTCTTGGAGATGCTGTCATAGGGCTTAGAGATGAGCATGGCCTCATAGGCATCAAAGTCTTTAATGTAGTTGTCATGGGCAGTCAGGTCCCAGCGGAACTCTTTAAGCGAGCGCTGGTAGTAGGCCAGTTTCTCTCGGTCGGTGGCAGTTAGGGGGTTGAACTCTTCTACGTCAGTTGGAGCTTCGGTGTCATTTTTCATTTTTTGTCTCTATAGTTTACAGTTTTTTTGTTTTTAATCGAAATGGTATCAATTTGACCATTCTTAAAGGTCTGTTCAAATTGTAACGTACCAGTGAACCCATTGTCGATGAGATTATTCATTAGTTTGGCAATATCAGCAAAAGCGCGGCTATTTTCGGTATATTTGAGCTTAGAATGGGTGACAGCGTCAATATTGGTCGTCATATTGCGGTGGCGGGTGACATGGAAGGTAACCGTCCCAAAGGGCATATTACCTGCGTCGGCCGCGACATCATCTAACCAGTTTGGCTTGCTCATGTTTGTGTTCCTTGTATATAGACTAAGTGTATCATAACGGCATCAAACCATACTCGCCAAAATCCATTTTCCGAGTTGGGACGGTGTCATTCTTACCAAGGGTATATTTCAGGTGGAGGGCAAGGTAGCGCAGGCCATCAGGGTGGTTGTCATACTTCTTAATTGGCTCTTCATTGACCCGTTTCTCTTTCTTGGCCTCAGCGTACTTGTACTGCTCAAATTCCAGGATGGTTTCTTTGCAGTTACTGGTAAAGAAGATTTGTGGCTTTGGGATGCCGACGAGCTGTAAGCGGGGCTGCATACGGGTGCCAAGCAACATAATACCGCTGGCCACGCTCTTACCCGTCTTATTCACTGGGATAACCGGCAAGCCTTTTTGCAAACAGACGTCAATCAGGTCGGGGCGGGCAGAGTCAGCAATGACCTGCGAGATGCGCTTATCACCCATCTTAAGCTTAATTTGGTGGATAATGTCCTCCAGTGGGGTCTCAATGACATGGATTTCATCATAGACCCACCAGCGGTCCTCAATATCAACCCGAATAAAGTTCACCGCCGTTGGGTGATCCTGGGCCCAGCCAAAGTCAATCGTAATAAAGTCAGTGCCCTCCTCTGGGACGCTACTAGGAGGCACAACGTGAATAGCCCGCTTAAACATCGGGTAGACCGAGCCTTGGACTGCCCGAAACTCCAGCTCCATTTCCTGTAAGAAGGCGTTGAGCTTACCTTTTTTATCAGCTTCTTCCCGTTCCGCCAGCACAAACTCCGGATCAATGGCCGGGTTATCGCGCCAAGTGGAGCGGTCGTAGTACCAGCGCTCTGGGTGCTCCTTGGCATACTCAATCATGTCATACCAGTGGTTATAGCCTTTTGGGGTACCCATGAAGACTGCCCAGCCTTTGGTCGTCGTAAAGAAGTACTTATAGACTTCCTCCCAGTTATCTGGGTTTTGGTCGGCGTACTCGTCAAAGATCATGCCGTGGGCTTTGTTACCACGGTGACT